CCCCTCTTGCGAGGGGCGCCTAGTACTTCCTTCGGGAGGTGCTAATTCCCGCCTACACCGCTAGCTCTATGGCTAGTGGTGCAGGTGATGTCACGGTGCCTTGGCACCGCCCTTTACGGGGGTACTTCTGTACTGACCCGGATCTACTGGAGCCATCATGCCTGTCGCTAATCGTTTTCGCCGTGTTATTTGTAAAGTGGATATTCGCAATGACCCTAAGAAGGACCCCTTCGTGTTTAATTACACGACCGGTGTCACTACTCCTGAGTCTTTGTTTCAGTCCACTGACACGGTTCGACGCAAGCGCCCGGTTGACGGCTTCCAGTCGATGACTAATCGAGTTACAAGCTCGACTATCTGCCGGGATTCCGGCTTCAACTATATCGGCTATGGTGGGACTTATCAGTTCCGGGGTGAATCCATTTATGGAATGTACCCTGGGCTGAAAGGTCCCCTCACATCTGATCCAGTTGGGAATGGTTCACTGATTCAACCTCCGCCTAACGGTCTTGGCTTGAGTATGGAAGATTTATTCAACCGTATTCGAGCCGAAGTCCGCGGCGAGGCAGTGAACCTTGCGAACTGTTTAGGGGAGTACCGTCAAACGGCTGCTCTCTTTCACGACTTCGCAAAGATAGTTACCAGCAGGGGTAAGAGTCTTCTCCGGAAACACCCTGTGCATCTGCGTAATAAGTACGGTCGCTATGATTATACAAAATCGGCGGCCGAGGCTTATTTGCAGTGGCAGTATGGCATTAAACCTTTGGCCTTGGACTTAGGAACCGCCGTAGCAGAAATGACTACGAAGATTTCTAAGCCTCTGTACCTGGAAGGTGTCATGCGCCAACGGAAAGTGATTGACCAAGGTGGTTTTGTCTCTCCTTCCTCTAGCGTGTTAGCCGTCAAAGCTGACATTCAGAGGAAATACGAGGTACATCATCGTGTTCAATATCGCGCCTATTTAAACCAGGGCGATGTTGCCACTTCATTGGCCAAGCACGGACTGTTTAACCCCGCAGCGTTGGCGTGGGAATTGACTCCTTTCTCTTTTGTCGTAGATTGGTGGACGAATATCGGGGATGTTTTACAGTCCCTCGATAACCTGATCCTTCTCGACAGAATTGAAGCAATCATTTCTACGTCCACAAGGTTCGCAGCTGATGTGAGTGTGCCTTTCCGTAAGACTAGTACTTATGATGGTGTCACTGGTCCGGGCGGTATGTTCTACTATGAACGCAATGATACGCGTTCTGGTTTGAATAATATCGCCCGAACTTCGACTCTATCGTACAAGCCTTCGGTCTCGTACACCCACATCGCTAACGGTCTTGCGCTTCTGAACGGTATGTACCGTCTGAGGTGACACTATCTTAGTTTTTCAACTACTTTGCTGTTTTATTCAGCAGATTCCCGAGGAATCATGGCCCAGAAAGCCCCTATTACCATCAATGATGGTGCAGCGACCCCGGTCGCTACTACGTTCTCCGTCGAAGCCGAGAACGGCATTACCTACACCTTCGCTGAGCGCTCGAATGGCGTGGCTATCGGCTTCCGCCGATTGTCCGTCTCGACCAAGCTGGCGACTGGTAACGCCGTCACCAACCGTGCGAAGTACGCGGTTGAACTCCCGGTAACCACGGTTATCAACGGTGTTACGCAGCTTGCTTATACGCTGCGTGCCAACGTCGATGTGATTCTGCCGGTCGCTTCGACCGATGCAGAACGCAAGAACCTGTTCGCCTTCCTGACCAACGGCCTGCAACACGCACTCGTGCGTGGCGCTGTTCGTGATCTGGATCCCGTTTATTAACTGACGGGGGCCAACCATGACTGGAAAGCCTAGGTTGAACCTGGCTGCTCGTACCTTTCAGGTCGAGCTCAGTACGTTCTTGCGCGTGTGTGAGAGTATAGGTACCCCTCGCGCACTCACATGTTACATGTTAGCATCCTCAGGCAGCTGGGACCAGTATCTCGACTTGGATAAGCCGGATACTGGCTCTGCTACTTTTGCGGATGACTACCTTGTAACTGAGGCCATGCGAAAGAATCCGCATCTCAAAACGTCCTATGACCCCCGCAAGGCGGCCATTCAGACGTGGTGGGATGCTGAGAGGCAGTGTGCTGACACAAATGACAGATTAGTAGCTTTTTCTCAAGGGAACGTCAGTCCCCTTGACAAGCGAACAAATGAAGTTATTTGGACTGCACGCCGCATCGTTGCTGATATCCTCGGGCCCCTGTCACGTCGTGACTTGGACTTCGCGGAATCGCACTTTCGCTTCGGTCCCGGCGCCACTTCCGTGGTGACGGGTCAGGACGTGGTTGCTAGCAAGAAATATATGTGCAGATCGCACATCACTCCTCGCCTTTACCCTTACTGGCGCGCGTTAAGGCATTTAAACTCGACTGACGTCGAGCTCCGCGCGTATAGTAGGGTAACTTTTGTCCCAAAGACCTCTAAAACCGATCGCGCTATAGCGATCGAGCCTCATCTGAACGTTTACGTTCAGCTTGGCATTGGTGCTCTGCTGCGACAGAAGCTTAAACGGTATGGACTCAATCTAGATCACCAGGCGGATATTAACCGCCGACTGGCCTCGATTGCTCACTCTTCTGGCTTAGCTACCGTTGATCTTAGCTCGGCAAGCGATACAATCGCTTACCAGCTGATCTGGGAACTTCTGCCGCCTGAGTGGGCCTCACTTCTTGATTTAGCTCGGACTGAATACAGTCTGATCGACGACCAAGAGGTTCGGCTGTCCAAATTTTCATCGATGGGTAACGGCTTCACGTTTGAGCTAGAAAGTCTCATCTTTCTGGCTCTTGCGCGTGCCGCCGGCGATGCTCGTGCCGTCTCCTTCGGAGACGACATTATCATCAGCCGGGAATGCTTCCCTTCGCTGAATGGAGCCCTTGTATTCCTGGGCTTCACCGTTAACCTGAAGAAAACGTTCTTGGCAGGACGTTTCTTCGAGAGTTGTGGTTTTGACTATCTGGACGGAGTCATGATTCGCCCCTTCTATTTGAAGGGTGATTACCATGCTTTCGCGTCAGCCTGCATCCGTATCGCTAATAAGATACGGCTGTATAGTCATCTTCGCGCTCGTGGTGCTGGTTGTGACGTTCGTTTTATTCGCGTCTGGGGCTTTGTTCGTGGAACAGACCCTCAGGCTCGTGCAACGTACGTCCCAATCGGCTTCGGCAATGATGGCCTCATCGTCAACTTCGACGAAGCGGCCCCAGCGCTCCCACGACACGGACACTGTGGATTCGTCGCAAGAGTCATCCGACAGCGAATGAGGGTTTTAGACTCCTCATCGTCGCCGGGTGCTCTTCAGCACGCTGTCCACCGTGGCGCGGCTAATTTGCTTATTCGGGGCATGCGTCCCGATTTGGTTCGCTCGCAAGAGTCTACCAGGCAATTTAGTCACATCTCTCAGGGCAACCAGGTCGTGCCTTCATGGCCCGATCTGGGTCCATGGCGCCGTGCGTCATGGACAGAGGAGGTAGGATCATTATTACCTTTATCATCTACCTTTCAGTGGATGCTGAAGTCATAATCCTACTTTGATTCAATTGTGAATCTGGAGGGGTCGAAGACCTCATAAAGCGG